CGCCATGGTTCCTCGCAACGGGGGGGTGGAGCCGAAGCCCCACCCACCCGAAGGATGAGAGGATCAGAATCAGGCATTCGTAACTTGCAACTGCACCAGCGCATTGACGCGGGTGAAGTCGGAGTTTGCAAACATCATGCCCTGGTAACGGATGCGGCCAGTACCACTCAGGCTGTACTCGTCGCGGGTCACTGACATTGTGCCCCACTCGCGCATCGCGAAGCATTCGCTGATATTGCCAAGGCAAGCCAAGACGTTCTTACCAGTGGTACCGGTTGCCACGTGCGCTGGCAGATACTCAGTCACGTAGACGGGCAAGCCCATCAGGGTGAACGGAGCAGCATTGACCAAGGCAGCATCAGCAGACGGAACAAAGATTGGAACGCCGTTGACCAGGATTCCCGCGATCGCTGCGTAGACATCCTGCGGCAAGATCCATGCAGCAGATCCCCAATATGCCGCAGGCAACTTCGTGTAGCGCATTTCGGACAACTTTGCGACAGTTACACCGGCGGTGATTGCTGCTGCGCGAGTCGTTGAGGCGCTCGTTGCGGTTGTGATGTTGATGCCCGTTGTGGAGTTAACGGTAAAGATGCCCTTCGGCGAGTTGGTGCCAGTCCCTCCGATATAACCCCATTCGAGGTTTTTCGAAAGCTGGACCTGCAGATGTGAGAGCACTTCCTGTTCCACGGGAAATCCAGGGTCAGACTGTGCAATGAGTTGGTGCGAGACTTCGGTCTTCGGCAAGCAAAGAACCGGAGCAAGCGCCACTTCGGTGAACAGAGGATCAGCAGCAGTTGCGCTAACACTTCCCGTATCAGGCGCGGTCCATGCTGCGGTGTAGTCAGCAGTCTTGAGCGTGCTGTAGCGCAATGCCTGGTAGCCCTGAACTCCTGTGCGCAGGTCGCCCAGGTTCCGAATTACGGATTGAGCCGATAGGTATTTTAGGACGGCGTCTTGATACAGCTTCGGGATGAGAATTGAGCTCGAAGCGGTTGAGATCAGTTCACGTTGTTCAGGGATTGCACCAGTGCGCATGTAGTTCGCGAACTGCATTTCGTACTTCTTGCTATCGCGATACTCAAGCGATCGCTCTTCGGTCTTCTTGGCAGCGTTTTCGACTGCGCTCGATGACGCGAAACGCTCGCGCAGTTGCGCGGAACGGATCTCGGCTTCAACCTTGGTAAGTTCGTTAGCCACTTCATGGCCACGAGCTTCGACTTCCACAGTCATGGAGTCTTGTGCGAGAATGGAATCGCGCTCTGCGGTCAGCGCCTTACGGGTCTCAAACATTTCGGACAGTTTCATGATGGCATCCTTAGACGCAGACGAAGACGGGCAATGCCCGACGAAAAGGTTCTTGCTTCAGCGCTCGTCTGCGGATAAGCGCCGTTTTCAACGATGGAAACTTCACGCAGGGAAACCTGCGAGAGTGTGCGAGTGTTGCCGATCCAGGAGTCGGCGATGACTTGGAAACCGAATGACATCTCTGACAGCACGCCAGCGTCCACCAACTGGCGGACATCCTTGGCACGTTGGGTGTCTGGCAGCGTCACCTCGAAAGCGAGGCCGTGTTGATCGCTGCGCAGTTGCAGCAGTCCGCTCTTCGTGTTCGCAAGCAAGTCGCGCGTGTCGTGACCGACAAGGAGCGAGATGTTGCTACCAAGCGACGAATCAAACGCGCCGCGCTGCACGCGCTCGGTGAATGGCTTGCCGCCGTTGATTCCGCGGATGGTCAGCGGGTGACTGGGTGCGTCATAGACCGAGGCGTAACCACCGATCTTGTCGCCGGTCATGGCTAGTTTCGTTGTGCGGATCTCAAGCATTGGTGTCCTCGTTGCTGCCGTCCGGCGCGTCTTGATTTGCTTGAGCACCAGGCATGGATACAGACGGCATGTCAAGGCCCTCGATCTCAGGCAAGCCCATGCGTCGGCGTCCGTCGTTCGGCGAAAGAATCCCGGCCAGCACGAGTTTGGACAGAGCCATGCCAGCATCCCGCATGTTTCCTCGTAGCAGGATGTCGGTATCAAGCCGAGCGTGCTGGCCGGGATTACAGAGCTTGCGCGTGATCTCCGACTCCCACGCGCTCACCCATTGGGCGAGTGCGCCATCGACGTAGGCGCGTGCTGTTTCGGATTGCGATGCGAGAGCGCCGCCACCCTGCTGGTAGAGCATTTCCGGAGGAATTCCGTAAGCCCGAGCGATCTCTTGAATGGAAAACCTGCGCGACTCGAGGTTGTTGGTCGTGCTCTCGCTGATCTTCTCAGCTTTCATTCCTTCTCGGAGGATGAGCGGGCGCGAGGCTCCGTCTGCTGTCGCGTGCATGGTCTGCCATGCGTCGCGGATGGCTTGCACCGTCTGATCGGACATGGCGCCCGGGTGGGAAATCGCAATCTTTCCGCCACTGCGAATAAGCGCCGAATGGGCTGCGTCCTGGTCTGCGGCCAGGTTCATTGCTGAACGAGCGGCGTCCATTGGGCCCACGAACCAACCTGGTTGATTTACATTTGGGTAGCAACCGAGGTGTAGAACCTGGTCACTTGATAGCGTTGCACCGCCAATTCGGTACACCAAACCGTCTTCCGTGATCTCTGCCTGCGCGGCACCGATCGGCATCGGCTGTAGTTCTGCCACTTCGCCTGTGCTGTCGCGGCGAATCAAGGCAAGACCGTTGCCGCCTTCGAGCGCACACGCCGTGATGTAGCGCCGGAACTCGTAGCCCGATTGCCAGCGCGAGGCTTCGCGCGTCATCAGTTGCGTGATTGGTGAGTCAACCTCGTTGCCGCTCGCGTCAATGATCGAGAACGGGAGCCGCGCGAGGTCTGCGCTGATGAGTTGGGTAGCACGCACCACCGCTGGCAGCGAATTGATCGCAGGGGTAGCAAGTGGCTCCGGTCGTGCGTAGACGACGGTCGCTGAACGGAAGCCCATGAAGCGTGCGAATAGACTCACACCTGCATGGAACGAATGTGCCTCAGGATGTCAAGCGATTATTTCAGACTTGCCACCTTAACCAATCGGGCAGGCGCTGGTGCTCAGTCCGGTTGACTCGCGCACCTGGTGATGCTCCATCAAGAGCGCTGCCATGTTGCCGGAGACGATCACGTCCATGTTGCCCCTGCCGCCGCGCCCCTTTACCGGCCGGATATTGCCAACATTGTCTGAAATCAGGGTGATTTGACCGAGTCCGGACACCAAAACGGGGTCATTGTCGTAGGTCAACTGCCTACTTTTGAGGAGGTCTGCCCAACATTTGTACGCTGGTGCCATCGTCCGGATGGACTGGTCTACCGTGACAATGGGCCATCCGCGGTCAATCCATCGCTTGATGTCACGCGCTTGCGCCGGATGTGGGTCAACTCCGATCTTCCGGACGTCGTACGTGGCAATCATGTTCTCGATCTCCGCCTCGACGATCGACATATCTTGCCATTCACCAGGCATACGCCGCAAGTGCCCTGCCTGAATCCACTGTTGCAACGGGTTCTTACACTTCTTCTCGTCGAGCGCAATGTCCACGCCGGCCCACCAACACACGTTGCGAGCCCGGATCATTTTGCCATCAACTACCATCAACGTGAGCGCAGTCATGTCGAGCTGCGGCCCGTATCCACCGCGGCTCAGGTCAATCGCGATCACCGCCGGCTGTCCGCGCAATCGCGTCCAGTCAACATCTTCGAACTGCCGCTCAAGGATGGCCGTGTCGATATCTGAGGTCGCGATCGTGTGATATCTGCACGCCAACTGCGTTTCAAACTCGGCAATCTGCACCGGGTCGCCGGTGTTTAGCATCGTCTGCGCCGCCAATTGCAGTTGCGTCGGGTCGACAATCGTTCCTAAACCGGGGTGCGCCTTCGCCCAAACAGCAGGATCTGAGGCCGAATCCTCGGTATCTAAGCCGTAAATCATGGGCCACCACCCTGCTGGATAGGGCGTTCCGTCAGCAATTGCAGCTTCGCACGCTTGCCAGTAGCCCCAAATCGGGCGTGTCTTCTGTTCCGGATCCGGCGTGGTGATTGCCAACAGTTGCGACGTCGCGAACTTTGCAAGACCAGTGAGCAAGCGCCCGAACGCCTTATTCATGCGACTTGTTTCATCGCTCACCGTCAGTCTGCTAGTTAAACCGTCTAGGGCGGCATCAGTGCATGGCAGCGATACGTACCGATTGCCACCGTGCCTGACTTTGCCAGGGTGCGCTGGCGTCGAGCCACCCGAAACTTTCCACCCCTGCTCGTCTTTGTCCGTGTCATCGAGCGCCAGCGTCCGGCACATAGTCTGCATTCGCTCAAAGGTCTTCTGGGCCAAGCGCCCATCCGGCGCGACTGAAGAAAACTCAAGCGCTTGCGATCCATCGCGCATGGCCGCCATAATCATTGACGCCGCGAACTCGGTCTTACCATTTCCGCGGGCCACCACCAACAGCAACGCTTTGGTGGCGGGCGTGTCGGTCTTCACCTTCGACACCACTCGACGCCGGGCTAGCAGGATCATCGCCACCATGCACTGCCACGGCATCCACTCCAGTGGTTGACCAGCGCCCTCTTCGACGCCCTGCCCACACTTACGGGCAAACGATCGCGCATCCTCGGCGCGTGGCTCGTCCCACCACACCTGGTGCGACGCCGGCGACTTGCGCTCAGCCAGGTAGCGTTTGCATGAGTCAACGATGCGCAAATTGGCGACCGCGCTTCCGCTGGCGATTGACTCGGCGTAGGCGTCGGCTAGGTCGGCGCATAAAGGCGGTCGCTTCAGGTGTTTACGGCGTGTGTCTGTTTTGCCTG